CTCATGACGGCGCAGCAGGGCTTCCCGCAGCGGTGGGAACAGCGGTATCTTCCGCCCGCTGTACGCGGTTTTCAGCGTGTCCGTTGCCTTGTACCTGTTGGAGCCGTCCATGTGCACGCTTTCCCGCACGGTGATGACGTTTGCGTCGAAGTCGATATCCCGGTCAAGGTCAAGGGCCTTTGCCTCCTGCGGGCGGATACCGGCATACAGCATCGCCATCACGGCGGCGTGCGCCCGGTGCCCTGTGCACAGGGTTTCGATCCAGCGGCGCTCCTGGTCAGTGATCGCCCTGGTTTTCGTCTGTACCCGGCCTTTGTGGGGCTTGGCGGACGCGGACAGGGCGGGGTTTACCTTGCACAGCCCATCCTCCACGGCGGCGGCGAACAGCGCCCGGTATAACTGCGCCCCGGCCTTGATATAGCTGTCGGACATGCCCCGGAAGGCTGTGCTGTATATGTCCTTGATATCCGACGGCCTGACATCCGCAAAACGCTTGCCGCCTATCGCCGTGGTCAGCTTCTCCAACAACGCGGCGCTCTCGGCATATGTCTGATCTGACACGTGCACCTTCGCCCGCGGCAGCCATTTCTCCGCATACTCCGCGACGGTCGGCCCGTACTGCATCGCCAGCTCCCCGGCCTCTTCCTGCCGCTTGTATTTCTCACGCGCCGCCAGGGCTTCGGCCTCGGTGTTGCCCATGAATTGGATACCGTGATATTTGCAGCAGTATCGCCCATCCGCCCGCTGTTTCAGCCGTTGCTTCTTCGGACGCGGCACGGGATTGCCCCCTTTCTACGACGCCTCCGCCTCCCTGATCGTCAAGTTATTGCTCAAGTCTCCGCGTTCCGCGTGCCTGATCTCATGCAGGAACGCGGCCTTTTTTGCTTTTGGTGATAGCCAATCATTGATATATACGGATACAAACCCGTCCGCGTCCTCCCGCATGGCGCCCTTGATATCACCGGGGAAATTGACCATGTAGACGCGGTATTCGCCATCAGTCAGCATCTCCGTTTTTGTCCTCCAGTGCCTTGAGCATCACGGCAGCCGCCCGCAGGTGCTCCGGCGTGGCCGCGTCTGCCGCGTCAAAAAGCAAACGATAGGAGGGATCACGGCGCAGGCGCTCACGGATGGCCCAGGCCTCATCGCGTGTTTCTGGTTCTTGCGTCTCAGCTTTGCGCCCCATGATTTCGTCAACGGATATACCGAAGATATCCGCCAGGGCTGCAAGCTGATCCGCCGCCGGAACAGTCAAGCCGTTTTCCCATTGACTGACCGCGCCCTGTGTCAAGTGCAGTTTCCTTGCAAGCTGTTCCTGGCTGTACCCGTGTTGTTTGCGAAGGTCACGAATCCTTGTGTTCAACATTGCAACCCCTCCTTTGCTTTCATTGTAATAGCAAAGCTAATTTTTTTCAACAAAATATTAGAAAACCTATTGACAAATTCCGTCATGTGCTTATAATATAAGTGTACCTAATAAGTACACACCAAACAAGGAGGGAAACACAATGTCAGAGCAGGAGCGCAGGCGGGCGTATGAGGAAGCCGTGGAACTGTATGAGTTAATCGGATGGATCAACCTTGAGGCGCTGGAGAGCGCAAAGGCACTTGCGGCAAAGATCGCCGCGGACCTGGGCATTAAGGAGGGAGTACAATGATTAGTCAGGTTTTCTACACCCGCTCCGGGAAATGGGGCTTCCAGTACATGAACGGTTTCTACCGTGTGTACCACGAGAGCAAGCCCGTGGCCGACTTCCACACATTCGTCGAAGCCTGCAACTTCATCGGGCAAAACGATCACTAATTTTTTTGCCCCGAACCATTAGCAAGGCTATTGACTTAGCCATTAAACAGGCTTATAATATTAGTATGCTAATGGAATGGAGGTGCTCAATGCAGAACCTTAAGGAATGCCGCAAAGCGTTGGGCATGACCCAAGATCAGCTTGCAAAGCTGCTGGGCGTGACCCAAGGCGCCGTAGCCCAATGGGAAAACGGAAACACACACCCGGCGTATAACTTGCTACCGAAGATAGCCGCGGCGCTGGGTGTGACAATCGACCAACTTATCGGAGAGGAGGAAAAGACAGCATGATAGCCCCGCTGTATGGCGTCCCGGAGATCATGGAGCGCTACAGGTGCGACAGGCACAAGGCGGCGCAGATCATCCACCAGATGGAGCACCTGGAAAGCCCGCGCCTGCTGGCCCCGGAATGGGCCGTGATGGAATGGGAGCGCCAGCAGATGGAGCAGAACGCAAAGCCGAAGAGCAAGCGCGCAGCGCCGAAGCCCGGGCGGGTGCTGGTGGGTACAGAGCAATCGCCGTATCACATCCCCCGCCGCAGGGAGACAGCATAACAAAAGCCCCCGGGCGCGGGGATCGCCGGGGGGCCAAGAAAGGGGATGCGGAACTCATCCGCTACCTCCATTGTACACAAAGGAAAGGGGAATGTCAATGTTTGTGGGAATGGAAGCCGCCGAGCTGGAATACGAGTCCAAGACCCCGTATGACAACGAGGCCGCCAGCCCGTGGGAAGATCACGCGACCGAGGGCGAAGTGATGATCTTTCTCTTTGATGAGGGCCGCGTACATGAAGTTATTGAGTCCTATGTTGATACCGATGATGAGATTGACGAAGACCGCGCGCAGATGCTCTTTGAGGCCATGCGCAGCCACACTCCCGCCTATTGGAATGACTGGTTCCGCGGATGGATTAAGCGCAATGCCCGCTTCATCCGGGATGACTTCGATGAATGGTACACCAAGGCCAACACCTGGGAGGAGGATTGAACATGGAGAACAAGCGCAGCGTCTTTGAGATTCTCAGCGAGATCAACGTCAACGAACACACCGAGCAGAAAAACGGGCTGACCTATCTGAGCTGGGCATGGGCCTGGGGAACGCTGAAGAAGCACTTCCCGGACGCCACCTATACCGTGTATGAGAACGCGCAGGGCCTCAACTACCACACCGACGGGCGCACCTGCTGGGTCAAGACCGGCGTGACCGTGGAGGGCATCGAAAACATTGAGTATTTGCCCGTCATGGACTTCAAGAACCGGAGCATTCCCGCCGATCAGGTGACCAGCTTCGATGTCAATAAGGCGATCCAGCGCAGCCTGACAAAGGCCGTCGCCCGCCATGGCCTGGGGCTGTACATCTACGCGGGCGAAGACCTGCCGGAGCAGGAGGCCGCCAAGGCGCGGGAGGAGGCCAGCAAGCCCACCCGCGCGCAGATCATCAACCAGTTTTGCAAAGACCACGGGCTGACACAGGAGGCCTTCGGCAACTACAAGCGCGGCGCCGTGACATCGAAGATCATCCCCGATAAGATGGTGAACAGCCTGACCGAGGATGAATTTGCAGCCCTGCTGTCCTTCGTTGAGGTGAACTGCAAATGATGATCGGGGAGCTGAAAGACCTGACCATGAACCGGGATGGCAGCCAGAACATCACGGTCACCATCAAGGGAGACTTCCGCGCAGGGTTCGACGCCCTGCGCGGCAAGACTTTGGATATCGAAGTCAAGGAACACAAGCCCCGCCGCAGCCTGGACGCGAACGCCTACGCCTGGGTGCTGATCGACAAGATAGCCGAGAAAACCCACATCAAAAAGAGCGAGGTTTACCGGCAGGCGATCCGAGAGATAGGCGGCGTGAGCACGACTATCTGCCTGTTAGACAAGGCCGTTGACTTCTTCCGGCAGTGCTGGGAGCTGAAGGGCACCGGCTGGCAGACTGAGGCAGAGCCGTCCAAGCTCCCCGGATGCACGAATGTGACCGCCTATTACGGGAGCAGCGTCTATGATACCCGACAAATGGCCCTGCTGATTGATAACCTCATCCAGGACGCCGAGGCGCTGGGCATAGAGACCATTACACCGGCAGAGAAAGCACGATTGTTAGCACAATACGGGAGGAAGCACGAATGAACATCATCATGATTATCGGTAATCTGACCAGCGACCCGAAGCGCATTGCCACGCGGGACGGCAAGGAATTTGCCGCCTTCTCCGTGGCCGTCAATGAGAAGATCAACGGACAGGAAAACGCCACGTTTTAC